TTAATCAAGTGTAACGTTAACGATTTGGTCGTTGTCGAGCATAATCCACAAACCAGCTTCGTTTTCTAAATCGTGAGCTAAGGTGTTTACCACTGATTTTTCAATCACTGGATATACATCTCCAAAGTCCCAACCTTTGCGGTCTAGTAGTTCTGATAAGTCTTCATTCGAGAATGAGCTGTCAGAATCGTTCCAAACTTCATCGATTACTTCGTCATCAACGAATGCCGTGTACAATTCGTCTAGAATTTCATTGGCAGTATATTCAACTTCAACCCGTCCTTCGTGTTCTTCCATGTTTCCATCTAAGATTTCGTAATCAACATGGAAAGATGCACAGATGTTACCAGTTACTTGATCCCAGTTTGGTTGATTATCAATGGTTTCTTGAACCATATCAACTAATTGTTGACGTGCCATTTTCTTGCCTTGAAAATCAGTGTTGTTTAAGCTAATCATTTTTAATTCTCACTTTATTAGTCTTCAAAATCTTCGAGGGTGTATTCAATCCCGTTTAGTCGCTTTTCTGCCCAGATGAATAGTTCCTTCATCTTTTGGCTTTCAATAACACTAAGAACATCTTCGCCGTTATAGTAAATGACAAATTCTAATTTTCCAAAATTAGGGTCGTTTAAGTTTTCCGCCTTACAGTTTACGGTTTGTATATCACTTCGTCTAAAGTGTTAAGCACGTCATCGGCTGTTTGATTTACTAAATCTTTAATTGCCGATTCAATTTTTTTCGTTAAGCTTTACTGCTTCATAATTTGTTTCTTCGTTCCAAATTGATTCAAAAAATTCTAATACTTGTTCTACGTTCATAATCTTGTCTCCTTTGTTTGTTGTACATACCTCTTAACAACTATTATAATACCACCTTGTTTTTAATTTGTACATACCTTTGAACAAAAACTTTAATTTATTTTGCCTTATAAACACAAAAAACCGCCAGCCATAAAGGCTAGCGGTAAAGCAATCGGCTTTTTCGGAGTCACCCCCGCATACACGGGGAACACAAATAGACTCAACTTTAATGATTTCAAAAAAAGTTATACTAACGCCGATTGCACGTTTAGTATACAGCGAACCAAATGAAAAGGCAACCGCTCCGGAACGATTGCCTAAAACTTTGTATGTGCCCCACATACAGGGGAGCTGGGAGCCCGTAGACCACCCCAACAAATTACTTCAATTATACTACTTAACGATTTCAATCGTCAATTATGTTTGAAATCTTCAATTTCGGATGTTTTAACGTTAAATTTAGTATCTAACTAATAAATTATTTAAACAACACAAAAAAACACCCCCAGCCAGTTAAGGCTGAGTGTATTTGTTAATGGGTTACTTAAATTATAAATCTATTGCCGTTGCGAGTAAACAACAGAATTAAGTTGGTTCATATCAACGCCATTATTGATGTCGTGCGTAAGTTGGTCTTCAGAGATACCCCAGCTTTCAAAATAGCCATAAGGGTCTTGATGATCACCAGACATGTTCCGAGAAACCCAGCGGTGCGACTTGTCACCCTTAGTCCCGACACCACCATCATCAAGCGTGGTTGGAATGCCATAGTAATTAGAGTAGTAACGAGCGACCGCAATGTACTTGGCATAATCTTGTAAAAATTGTGCCCGATTCCAAGTCCGACCGAGTTCGATTTGCACCGGCGCATAAGGATTGGCATCCAATGCACCCCAACTTACGTATCCAGGGTCGGAAACACAAAATACTTGGCCACCGTCACCAACAACGAAAGTCGTGTTAGCGTTGTACCAGTTATTCTTAAGGTAATTGGCATTAGCAGCAGCACCACTTTCTGCACCAACTTCATGAAGAATGATGTAGTCAGGAATAGCTAAGCGACTGTCACCTTCGCCAGCACCTAATTCATAAGTCCAGTTAATTTCGCTTGGGTCAAATCCCGTTTCTTGATTAGCGTTCTTGGTAACCCGACCGTCTTTGTCAGCATGGTAACTAACACCGTCAACAGTAATGTCTTTGTTCTTAACTAATAGGTACGTTGTTGGGTCAAAGTACCAAAGACTACCTTGCCATTCTTGCAATCCACTTTGAACACGACCGTCAGAGCCAACAAGATACCACATACCCCATTGAGACTTAACATAGTCTCGCTTAGTGATTAATACCCCGTCCTTATCAAAGTACCAGTAACTTCCTTGCCATTCTTGAATGCCAGATAAGACCCGTCCGTCCTTATCAACCATGTGATACTTTCCGTCTTGTCCCTTGACGTAGTCACGGTGCTTGATTAATTGCTTGGTCGTTGGTTCAAAGTACCACTTAGAGCCTGCCCAATCTTGAACTCCGTCTAAAGCCGTACCGTCCTTAGTTAAGTACCACGACTTAGCCTTTGGGTCTGCGATGTTTGGAAGCTGTTGGTACTTTTTACCGCTATCCGTCTTTCCCTTAGTGATATACGTGTAATCACCGTTATTACCATGCAACCAACCAGTTAAGTCCGTGCTGGCTTGTGCTACAGTCGTTCCTGCAATAGAAAAGGCCGCCATTAAGGCAGCCCCGCTAATAGTTAATTTTTTTCTTTAAATTCATGCTATTCTCCCTTCTTATATTCATCCAAGGTTCCGTTGGCTTTGAGTTCAGCCCAAGCGTGTTTGATTGCGTTTGAGATTTGTTCAAACTGAACGTCCGTAAAACCTAATTGGTGCATTCCGCGTCTTAGAATGTTACGAGCCTCGCGCGCTTGCTCCTTCCCGTCAATTCCTGTGACCTTTCCTAGTTCTTCGGCTGCAACAACTGCATCTTTAGCTAGCGAATCAAGCGTTAAGGCGATAGACCGTGCCTTGTCGTTTCGATTCAGGCCAACCCCAATCGCTCTTACAACAGCGATTAAAATTACTGTCAAAATAGTCGTTACTAATTCCATGTCTATTCTCCTTTGACGTGTTCTTCCAAACGAGCAATTCGTACCGAGTGATCATCAATCGTTTTATCATGACGATCAATTAGTTTGTGCTGTTCGTCTTGCGTTTTGATTAAATTGTCGATTTGAAGACCAAATCGAACAATGGTTTGCGTAAGCTCCGTAATTGATTTGTTGAGTCGTTTGAGCTCGCCGTCAACCACCTTATGAGCCTGTTCTCTAACCAGGTACTTTGACAAAGCGTATACGCTACCGCCAAGCGTCCCGGCGATTGCCACCAAAGCAGCAACATCAGTAATTTCTAATCCTTCCATAAAATTCACTAAAACACCTCCTTTCTATTTAGCTGGTAAGGTTGCCAACTTAGCATTAATTGCCGCGACATCTGATTGAACCTTAAGTAACTGCCCGGACAACGTAGTTACCTGATCTCTAAGTTGTTGGTTTTCCGTCTTAAGATTCTGAACATCAACCTTATCAGGAACGTTGGCCACTGTTGACAAGTCAGCTTTATTTGCTAACAACTTATCAACACTCTTAGCGTCGTAATAGTTAGCCATGTCTTGCTTATCCTGCTTGCCATTAAGTTTCTTCTCTAAATCAGTTGTGGTTGTGTAGTTATCCCATTGAATTGTTTGCGTGTCCGGCAACACGAAATCAAGCACTAAGTCCGTTGCCGTACCGGAGTTGGTTACGCTTGGTTGGTCTCCGGTCGTAACCTTGCCAATCTTAAGCGTTAAGGCTGTGTCACCTTTATCACCAGGGTCGCCTTTATCACCTTTAAGGCTTGCTAACCAAGCGTCTACCGTCCCGCTAAAGCCGGTTGCTTTCGCCACCTCATAAGCTGACCTACCATATAAACTGTTTAACCACTCATCGGGAGTGCCGGCAGCCGTCATACCAGTTTCAACCGCTAGTTCATAAGCTGACTTGCCATTTTCACCCTTTTCGCCTTTTGGGATGACGAAGTTAAACACTGCGTCAGTTTGTGTTCCCGAGTTGGTAACACTAGCTGTGTCTCCGGTTGTAACCGTTCCAATCGTGATTGTTGCGTCCTTACCAGGGTCTCCTTTAGTAGCTTGTAAATTTAATTCGTCTAACAGTCCCATAATTTGACCTCCTAGCGCCAAGCAATCGTATCAATTGCAATCGATACCCAAGCAGTTTCACGGCAAGGAATGCCCGTGAACGTGATGTCGATTTGATCTCCGGTTGCGTAATCAGTCGTAATTGAGTAGTCAGCTAGTGTGTAGATTGTTCCCATACATACTGACCCACGACCAAACGTGTAAGGAATTTTAATCGTGCTATGAGCACCGCCACCGGCGTTATCAAACTTGACGTTACCAACCATTAAAATTCGGTAATTGTTGTTAGTGAGCTTAACCCGTTGCACAACCATAACGTCATTAACGTTTGGTTTAGAACAGTTACGCACCCCGGACCAGTTTGTCGTTGTCGGTTCTGATGTTGGGTGTGGCACGGCTGCAATCATGTTTGTAATTAAATTCATTGCACCACCAGTCAGCTTGTCAATCTTTGCTGTATTGGCTACTAAATCGGTTGTATCTAGTCCCTTATCGAAGTGTTGTAACGCCGTGAAGTGATTTTCAACTCCAGTTGTTACTGCCGCTTGCTTAGCAATTAAATCGTTGTAAGCCTTGACTAGAGCGTCTAAAGCATTGATTGATTGAACGGTAGTTTGAATGCTCGTTTGAACCACATCCATACGTTGATTAAGTTCCTTGTTTAAATCATCAATCGTTTGTAGGAAGTTAGTGCTGTCGCCAGCACTTAAAATTAGATTGTTCTTGAGCACTTCCATTTTGATTGAGATTGATGAGATAACCGCTCCGTCCGTATCAACAACACGTAAGAAAGCCTCTTGGTAGTCTCCAGCCGCTTGATAAAACTGTTTAGCTACACGTAAGCTAACAAGCCCATTTTTGGCGTCGTTGACCGTTGCTTTGTTCGTGTACTTGATTTTTCCGTCACTATCCTTACCAACTAAGTCAACCGAGTAAGCCCCTAAGTCCCGTGGCAAGCCGGACTTCATGAGTTGAATGTTGACGTCACGCCAGTTATCTCCTTGCCTGCCGTTTAGTTGGTCGACTTCAATTACTTGGTCTGCTTGCAAGGTAGTTTCAACTTGGACGTAAACTTTACCATTGATAGTTTTGTTATTTGCTAACATTTAATCGTTCCTTTCTAAATTGAATTAACAGTGTTGATGAATTGTTCCAGCGTCTTCCAGTCCTTGTTCAAGTCAACAATTACTTGTTCAATTAGCAAACTTTCCGGCACAATCAAATCGTAACCGGATACGTTGCCGTCACTATCGATGAACGTTTGCCCGACATATTTGATACCTAACAGCGTCTTTAAATCATTAATCGAGTTAATGATGTAGTTACGAGCCGAACGGTCTAATTCGGTGAATTTTTGCGGTTCAAACGTCAATTCCAGCGCTTTATAAACCAGTGTCATGTTGGAATTAAAAACAGCAATCAACTCGTCAACGGAATTGATTGCTGTTAGCTTAATTTGAATTTTGGTTTGTTGTGCCGGTTGTGCTTGTTGCGCAATGTAATCGGGGTTAGCGACAACTTGCGTCACTCCACTAGGCGAAGTCTGGCTGATGAATTGCGGTATCTCTTGCGCCCCCAGCTTAGTCTTGGTGATGAAGTCAGCTAGTGCTTGAGCTAGTAAGCGTGCTCCCTTTGCGGTTGGGTGTACACCTTTGCGTCCCTCTTGTAGCAATTCCGGGGCGTTGTCATACGTGATAATTGGGTTCTTACGCCAATCGTAGTACTGACAACCGAACGACTCAGCAACACTGATTAACATGTCGATTAAGTCATTTTGCGACCAACCTTTGTCGTTCTTGTCGTCTAGCGTTGGTACTGTTCCGTCCTTTCCCCAGCGAAAGTCAGGTGTCGGTAAGGATAACATCACGTCTGTGTTAAAATCATTGAATTTAACTTGCGTAATTGTTTGATTAACGATCGTCCGGACTGTTTCTAAATCAGTCGGCCACCCAAAGTTATTGACCCCAAATTCAAGGATAGCTAGGTTATAACCACGATTGGGAGTGTTAGTAACTTGACTTAGTGAGTCCCGGCTACTGCTACCCCAACCCGCTCCACTAATCGCTGCGTTAGTTAAGTCAGCGCCAAGAATTGTTGCTAGTTGATTTGGGATATTATCTCGTTGGTCTACTCCGTCTCCGTGGAAGATAGAGTCACCATAAGTATAATTTTCATCTAGCCACCTACTTTTTCTGTATCTGCCGTTGTTGCCGTATCTGCTGTGTCAGCTACCGGTTCAGTGATGTTAGCAAAATAATCGCGAGCTTTCTTCAGCGCGAGCCCAGCAATAACATTTTTGTTTAAATTGTCAAAGGTTTGCTTGCCTGTTAAATCAGCTTGAACGATACGGACGTGTGCGTTTGCGTAAGCTGATTGTGGTTGATCAGTTGAAATTACATCGACTTGAATGTATTGAACTTCACCATTATCGAAGATGTAATCAATTTCCTTTAATAAAGTTTGCGCCATTAGTGGTTACCGCCTTTCTTGTTGTCCTTGTCTTTGTTTTCTAATTGTTCTAGCTTTTCTTCCAATTGTTTAATTTCCGTCTTTGCAGTTTCAATTTGCGCTTCCAAGATTGCTTGATTTGCTTCTGATGTAGCTAGCTTATTGCTTAGCTTAACTAGTGCATTAGTTAATGTTTGATTATCCATGTTTTACTTCCTTTCTAATTCTTCAACCCGTTTTAAAAGGTTCTGAACAACAACCGTTAAATAAGCAACCAACGAACCGTCTTCACGAGCCGTACCGGTTTCTGATAAGAATTCCTTTGGTGCTCCGTACTGACTTACTTCGTTGACGTCATCAATGATTAGTGACGCATAACGCTTATTCTTGCCCTGCTGAACATCAGTCTTGTATTGGTACGAGTACATATCAACCGCTTTAACTTTGTCGATTGCTTCCTTGGCATCAACCGGCGTAAGGTTCGTCTTGGAACTCAAGGTTGACATTTGGGCGAACGACTTGGCTTGCACGGTTGTAAAGTTGTTAGTCATTCTTGAACCAAACGCAATCATATCGTGACTTGCGTCAGACCAAAATTGCCAGCCGTTGATTGTGTTGCCTTGAATGTGTACATCTTGCTTAAACCCAGCTTGACACCACACCTCAAAAAGTTGTTTTGTATCATCGTATGTTCGGAAGTAAACGGTGTCTGCCCCCGCACGAGAAAAGCCAAGCCAGTTATCACCGCTATTTCCACCCTCAAAGAAGAGCGACGGAGTTACCCATACGCCGGCTGCCGATATTTTGAATTGGGGTTTCTTATTGGTTACTAATCTATCTGATGTTGAGATTGCCAGCATATCTTCTTTTTATTTGCCTCATTGACGAAGTTAGACATTAAAATCTTATGCTTAGTGTTTCCACTTTGGTCTGCCGTTCTTATGTAGCCATTGCCGTAGTAAACCGAAGCATTATTAGAATCTTTGATTGATAACTCGCTGGAGTTTAATTGCAACGTTGACTGTCCATTGCCGATTGTAACCCTATCAGTATTAATTTCACCGGCATTGAGCAAGTCGGCATTTAACCCGCCGTCAACAATCGTTTCACCTTTCAACACGAGTTTGTTGCTTTGGAACAACGCCCTACCAGCAGTTAGATTAATCTGACTCATAAGCTTGTCACCACTGGTCTTATCCGTAACTCGAACGTTCCAGTCGTTGTCCAGCTGTGAAATTCTAGACTCGAACTGGTCGCTGGATACCTTCTGCCGAAGTGCGTTAGCAAGCTGTGCAACTTCCGACTTGCTTGCTGCATTCTGCACCGTGCCTTTAATTCCGTCAACCGCTGCCGTTAAATCCGTGACTGATTTAACGGTTGCTAGGTCGGCAGGTGCAGGCATATAAGGTTGCGCAATCGTTCCTTTAACAGCCATCAATCGACGATATTCAACCGAAGCCCCCGTTTGATCACCATTAGAGAAGCACAGCGTAATTTGCATGTAAGAAGATGTTGTTGGAGCGGTAGTAGTTACTGTCACAACCCCACTTTGTGCTTCTGAATAATTTGATTTAATAATTGGAGCTTGTCGATTACCGTTTTCTAAACCGTCCCATACTTGAATTCCCCACATAGTACCGTTGCCGGGATTGAAGTTTCTAAACTCAACCGAAACCGTGTAAGTTTCTCCTGGAGTAACTGGGAAAGAATGAAAATATACTGCCATATAGCTATTTCCACTAACTTTAACCCAATCGCTAGGAGTGTTGGTAATCAAATTTACACTGGTTGTTTTAGAGAAATCATTAAGTTTAGTCTGTAAATCAGTGATGTTCAAATTCCATTGATTAGCTTGTTGAGCTACCTGTGTTTGAACCCAGTTTTGCGTTGCTAGCCCGTTGGTTGCTGTGGTCAACTCGGACTTGGTTACTAAGTTAATGATTTGATTTGCCTGTACACCAATCTTGGCGTTAGCATCGTTTACTGACTGTTTAAGTCTGTCAACGTCTGTTTGATTGGCTTTGATGTCAACAGCGCTCTTCGTTTGGTCTACCAACGTGGATAGGTCAGTAATCTTTTTCGTAGTATCTGCCAAATCAGCCTTAGATACCATGTTTCCAACTTGATTGCTAAGCCCTTGTGAAGTCATCTTTAAGTCGTTGATGTCACCGTTCGCCGTTTGTAAGTCCACTCGTAATTGGCTTGCCGTTGACTTAACTTCGTTAATTGCTTTCCCTTGGTCTACAAGCGTCTGTGTGGCTTCATCTGCCGTTTGCTTGACTTGATTGATTAACTGCCCTTGTCCGGCAATCGTTTTCCCTTGGTCGTCAATCGTCGTCTGTTGCTTTGACAAAGTCGTGGTCATCTCACCGGCTTTAGTTTCAACGTCCGTTAATCGTCCGTCTTGGGCGTTTAATTGCGTTTTCAACATGTCGCTTAACTGCTGTAGCTTGTAACGTTCCCTTTGACGTCCGCCACGGCTTGTTTGAGCCCGTCTGAGCTCTGCAAAAGAGAAATTACCGTTTTGCCTGTCTCTTGCGCCTGTGAGCTTAATTTAGCCAATTCTGCTTTGGTTTTATCCAGCCCGTCAGTCAATCCACTTAAGCTATCAATCTGTTCAGCCAATCGCTTGTCGGTGTCGTCCCATTTATCGTTAATCGTGGTGATGTCTTTGATCAACTCCTGCGCTCGAGCTATTGCCGTGTTAGCGCTCGTCTTAGCTCCCTCGACCGCTTGTTGCACGTTACTAATTGACTGCTTGTTGACTTTACTTTCCTTAACTAGGTTGTCTACTTGTTCGCTAACTTCCTTGGCGTCTTCAATCGCCGGAAGCACTTCCTTGTAACGCAAGTCAATTAACATCTGCTGGCTCGCACCTATCTTGTTGTCGAGACCGTGCATTGCTTCGATTAAGTCTTCAACACTTATTAAATTATTTGTTTGGATCGTTACTCCCTCCTTCATTTTGATTTCCCTTAATTTGTTCTAACCATTCTTTTGAAGATGAAGAAATACGCATCCGGTTGCTAATCCAATTGTTGACTTCTCGAGCGCTTTGCTTAAGCGTTTTTAAATCATCAACAAGATAAGTGTTGATATCTCGCAAGGCTTTGCTAGTATTCCCGAAAGTAATTGACCCTTCGTTTGTTGGGTCAGAATTATCAAGATATTTCGTAAAACCTTTAATCCGAACCTTTATGTCAAGACCATATCGATCACGCAACCATCCGTAATTCCCAATTGATAAGTCATTGTGATAACCGCCAGCGTTTTTTTTGTGAAACTAATCCAATCAACCGAATACTCAACATCAGGATAATCTTGTAGTTGGGTTTTTAACCACTCCTTTAACTGATTCTCATCAGTAATCGTTTCGCTTGAAACTGGTGATGCCCATCGATAACCGATGTTTTTCTTCTTTGCCAAAGGACTGATATAGTCAGCTTCGCATGAGTAGACCATTTTCTTTTCTTTGGCGGAACTTTCCCCAGCATCACTGGCATTTCCACCACCAGCAACCAACGCTGCCATTTGGTCATTTCGAATCCAATAACTTGGAGCGTAGCTATCAATGTTGAAAATGTTACAGTTTTGTCCAGGCTGTGGTTCTTGAATCGCTCGTTTGTTGTCCAAAGCCATCACAACATGATGACAACCAGGATCATAGAAACCAAGGTCGCCAGTTTGCACTTCGCTCCGACTAATGCGCCGTCCACACGTTGCTTGCGTGTAAGTGACACCACCAATCGTAATTCCGAAGTGCTTGTAAATGTTTGAAGTCATTCCTGAACAATCGGTAGGAACTATTTTGTCAACTCCCCGTGGACCACCCCAAACATATGGCTGTCCAACGTATTTTTCAGCATAAGCAATCACTTCTTGAGCTCGTGATTTCTTTGCTGGAGCAGACTGTCCTTTAGCACTGCCGCCTTTTTGAATAAGTGGAATAGGGTCAACCCAGCCACCGGCGCTACTAAAAGAGTTGCTAAATGCTGTGTTAAAGTCCTTGGTTGTTACACCAATGTGAACGTGCGAAGCTTGTAGCGTACAAATAACGTCCCCGATGTTAATCCTTTGACCAACCGAAACGTGTGCGCCGGACGATCCCGACCAAGTCCATTCTTGGTAGACGACCGTGTAGCCGTCATTGCCTTTAACAACAATCCGCCCGCTACCAGTCCCAAAGTTGTAACCGTCAACTAACGTAACCACACCAGGATGGATAGCATGTACATCTCCGGAATAAAGACCCTTAGACCAGTCTGTCCCATCGTGATATGAATGGTCCCGGAAACCGCCGTCATAACCAAACTTATAACCAATGCCAAGTGTGTAAGACTTGTTGTTGGGAAATGGCCAACCCCAGCCACTGCTTACGTGACCTGAATTAGTATGGCCACCCCAGCTTTTAATCACAGATACACAGCCGGCCATTGGCTTACCCATTGAGGAATTTCCGGACGTTCCAGCAAGTTCCCATACAGCAGCCGCTGTACCTTGTAGATAAACTCGCCCAATCGTCCCCTTGCCAAACTCACTGTTCCATTTAGCTGTCAAACCAGAGTTTGCGCTTATCGCACCCTCTGCCGCCGTCCAAGCAGGGTTAAGAGTGTTACTGTTGGCAATTTGCTTTATCCAGCCACAAACATATTCAGCGTCTTGGTAGGGATCGCCGTGAGCGTACGTGTGATTCAACCAGCCGTACGTTGTTCCTTGTTCCATGAGTTCGTAGGCAAAGAACCATTCGGGGCTAACCCCGTTCTTTTTAACTACGTCATACAACCGGTTTACGTCAACGCCACGGGCTTTAACCTTCCATGAACGGTTAGCAAAATCAGACTTCATACGGTTAACGTCAACGGCGAAATCAGCATTGATTGGTGATTTTGCAAATCCCTCAACATTATCTAAATTACCGCCAGTACCGTCACCATCGTCCCCGCCGACTTCAATTTCGATTTGCTTGCCGTATCCATGAATTGCTGTTTTAAAATTGGAATAATCTTCAGTCCAACTTATTTTGCTAACGTTATTACCGTCTATAAATAAAAAGCCGGGAGAATCTTCTTTCTTCCCGACTGCTTTAGCAATATGAATTGTTTTGTTGTCAAATCTATATTCGCAATTCCACATTTCGACTATTGTATTCAATATGTCTTCGCCGTGGCCCGATTCAATTCCGTCATCACCAAAATCAATTGGATCAAACTTATCATCAATCTTGAATTTAAAGCCATCCAATCCGGCAATCATCGCATTAGCAACGTCTTCGATTGAATGTTTCCCTTTGAGGCTAGGATTAACATAATTATCCTGCAACATAGACCCGATGTGGATTGCGTCAACGGTATATGTTCGAAAATTACCAACTGGAACAGGATTTGAGTTTAAGTGTCGGTATAGCTGACCGTTAATTTCAAAAATCGTTCCTTGGTCTAGCATGTCTTCAACCGTGGCATTGTGTCCGGTAATGTCATACATAAAGTTAACTGTTGGATATGAGTTTAATTCTTCAGTTAACGCTACCGAGTAAGCTTGCAGAACCGCTTGCTTATCGTCTGCGTTATGGATCGAAATGTTAATCACGAATTAAATTCACCCCCTTAGTAATAAAAGTGCGTATCAAACGTAATGTCCGATGAACCCGCACCTTCGATTACGATTTCATTCTTACCAGGCACAAAATCAAGATAGCCATGGTCTGATGCCTCGTAAATTTCCGTATCGTTCAAAATTGGGACAAATCCAGTGATTTTAAGTGTGTCACCAGACTTGATTTCCTTAGTAATCTTGATTGATTGCTTAGTAGTGTTGTTAGTAATCTTCAATTCTTTGCCAACAGAACCCTTAAACGTAATTAAAACTGGTCGTTCGTCCGACCTAAGCGGAATAAGCCCTAGATTCCAAACGTCCATCTTGTTTTGGTTGACGAAATGATAGTGTGGTTTAACTCCGCTTGGGATATTTTCACCAAACCCCCATTTCCCGTCTTCAAACTTAAAATTGGCACTACCAGTTGACTCTGTAGTTTCAGCGTAACCGTCTGGAACATCTAGATTGACTTCAACATTGCTAGCACGCCAAAAATTACCTTCTCGTGATGGTGTAACCGATTCAGGATAAGCTTTCCAGCGTAAGTAAGGAATATCCGAATTGATAACGTAAAGTGGCTCAACTGTTCCGAAGATTTCCCGCAATTTAAGCAATTGCAATTGATAATCGTATTTATCCTTAGCAATTACATTAAACGCTAGTATAAGCGCCTGTTGCTGATTCTGAACAGCTTGCAAACTTGCACTGTAATTAGCGATTTGCTGATAAGTGAAGTTGTTGTTGTTTAACGGAATATCAAACTTAGTTACCTTGAACCCCAATTCATTAAGGTTGTAAGTTTTCCCACTATTCTTTTGGATTATAATTTCTGTCATAAATCAAACCCTCCCAATCGGTGTAGCACCGCTCCGGTTTCTGATTACTAAATCCCGAGCCTGCATTGCTTTGTACTTCGGATAAGTAACCCGAGCAATTACTCCACTATCAAGGACAACTGAAATGTTAAGGTCGCTATCGGTCGCTTGACCCGCATTAGTTGCTCCGCCACCTACACTGCCACCAATTACATGGCTAGGCGTGATTGGATGACTATTTGCTTTAGCGTGACCAAGAAGTGATGCAAGCTTGCCAGCCATGCCTGACGTTGAGTGCATAGCCCGAGCACGGATAGCCTCAACAATTAAGTTGTCGGCTGTTTCCCGAGCTGGATTAATTGCAACTTCCGGTTCACCAGGAATTTCACCAAAGATTGCTTCTTGGTCAGACCAGCCACCGTTAGCATGCTTCTTGCGCTTATGTCTGCTCTTACCATCATCATCTTCTGCTTCAAATAACTCTTTGAAGTGTCGCAATTGATTAACAAACCAGTCTTCTGCCCAAGTAGGCGCCATTCTGATTACTCCAGCTCCCATATCTTGGAATACCCCCCGCCCATTATTTGGTCGGTTGAATATTTCTCGTAACTTTCCGAGCGGATTAGCTAAGTAACTTGCTAACTCCTTGAGCTTTTCAGCATTGCGACCATGTGCATAATGATTGAGATTGAACAATTGAGCCGTTTCGCGTGCCGGAATAACTTGATCACCACGATTAAGCCAAACAACCTGGTTACGACCATGAGGAATTTCAACCTTACCGTTAGCACGAACAATCGCTTCACGGTAGTTGTCACCCTCTTCATCGTTAACAACGGCAAATTCGTCTTTGTCGTTGGCACTAGTCCCAGTTTTAAGGTGCTTAATCGAACCAACTCGAGCCGAACCACCGAAGAATGAAATAACTGAGTTAATTCCACTGATACCACCATTGATAATGTCAATTACGGCATTAATTCCGGCTTTGGCATCCGCTTAATCCGATTCCAAATGCTTGAGAAGTAATCAGCAACTGCAGACCAAGCTGAGTTCCAAGCGCCTTTAATGACATCAAGTCCAGCGTCAACTAAATCTTGAACCCCTTTAATTGAGTTCTTAGTCAAGTTTGAAATCAACTTCCATGAATCACCGACCACGTCTTTAAACGCTTCCCAAGCGCCTTTCCAATCGCCACGTGCAATGGCACGAACAAGGCGAGTCATATCCTTTACGACATCAACAACGCCCTTGACGTTATTTTCGATATTCCGAACGGCTTTTTTTAACACCACTTGGCAACTTGTCAAACGCTGATTGTAAAATTTTAGCCATTTGCTTGGTCTTGGTTTTGGCATCCTTATTCATATTTGAAAGGTTCTTTTTCAACTTATCAAAGCTTGATTTGGTCTTATCAACACCGGACTTAACACCGTTCCGGATGTTATCGCCAATTTTCTTAGCTCCGGACTTAGCCTTTTTAGCAGCGGAATTAATATCCTTGCCTAGTTTGTCTAAGTGTTTCTTGGCACTGTTGACACCACTCTTGAACCCGTCAGCCATGCGTTTGGCTCCTGCCTTAGCATGCTTTGCTAGACCATTAACCCACGACCTGAATTTTGCGTTGTGTTTATAAAGCAAAACAAATGCTGCACCCACCGCAACAATCGCTGCAATTACTAATCCAACTGGATTAGTGAGCAAACCAAATGCAGATCCAAGTGCTTTAATTCCGGAAACAACCTTAGATACCGCTGATAAACCTTTAATCGCTCCAGATACTTTCTTAACTACTGAAGCAACCTTCATAAGTCCACCAACAACAGCAGACATTGTTTTGAACCCAGCAAATGCAGCAACCGCAATTCCAACCACTTTAGCTAATGCCATAAGTGGTTCTTTATTCTTGTTGACCCATTTTCTGAACGTTTTTGAGTGGTTGTAAGCGTAAATCAATCCGGCCGCTAACGTAATTAATGCAGCCGCAACGGCTAAATATGGGTGCTTAACCAACGATCCTCCAAGCCGTTTAAATGCACCGGTCAAATCACTGACGATGTGGACTGTGTCACGCAATTTCCTTAGTTTGTTAACGGTTGTGAGTAACGTAAGGAATGATCCAGCAAAAATTGCCACTCCGCTTGCCGAAACCTTAAAAATGTCGCCAACGTGTGCGGCTTTAGCTAATTTTCCTAAGGCGCTTGTTGCTGGCGAAATAGCTTTCCCAAGCATGCCAAAAGTTTTAGACAACACCTTAATCGCTTTGGCAATGCCGTCAAACACATCATAGACAACGTTACCGAACCCACTAATGGCTCCAGTAATTCCTTTAGTTCCCATTGCGTCCATGATGTTCAGGATTCCATCTTGGATTGATTCCTGCATTCCTTGCCACGCTGTCGAGAATTTGCTGGTGTCGGTTGCTGCCTTTTTAGCAACATCAGTTGAACCTAATTCATTTAATGCTTTGACGAATTCTTTGGCCGTGATTTGTCCTTTAGACATAGCGTCACGGAAATTACCGGTATAAGCACCATTCTTCTTCAATTGGTCTTGAATCTTCTTCGATGCACCCGGAATCATGTTAATAAACTGATTCCAGTCACCTGTGTACATTTTCCCAGCACCAACGATTTGAGTTAATGCTAAGGACGCCGACTTCATAGCGTCTGCACCACCACCGGAAACAGCAACTAAATTCCCAAGCGACTTAGTTACACCAGTGAAATTCTTAACCCCGTTAGCGGCCAAAGTGGCGGCGGTATTACTCATTTCACCAACGTTGTAAATCGTGGCCCGAGAGTAATCACGTAACTCTTCACTAGCCTCGTGGATTTGCTTTTTACCAAATCCTGCAAACGTCATCGTTTTGTCAAACGTGTTAATGGCGTCATAAGAAGTAATAGCTTGCGCCGTCATTTCCTTAAGACCATTAGTAATTGCTGAAATCCCTGCAAGAATTGCATTTCCGGCAAACGTTCCCATCATCACTGTTTTAAGACTTGTTGACGCACCTTTGACGTCATCCATGCCTTGTCTGATTTGATTCAATGCCGGACTTGCGTTGTCTCTTAACTCAATTTCAGTGCGCTGTTCCTTTGGAATGCTCGCAAGCAATCGCTTGAAGTCCACTGCACCAGTCGTATTTGCCTCAGTCAGTAATTGAGTTACTGCCTTTTTTGGCAACAACGTAAGCATATGATCGAAGTTTTTAATTCCGACCGTTTCAGCGGCCGCCTCCAACTTAACCCGTGCCTCTTTCGGCAATTTAGAAATGTCTTTTGAAATTTCTTCAATTTTGGCTTTGGAATCTTCGGCGTTGACGCCTAGCTTGATTTTAGTGTCAAGCTTTCCAATCCCGTCCAGACTATCCTTGACGTCATCGCCTTTACCTTTGATTTGGTCTAACACTCCGTTAATTTGAGAAACATCCGATTGAATGTTAGAACCATCTAATTCAACGTCAATCTTAACTGTTCCGTCTGCCATACCTTCCCTCCTTTCTAATCATTGAAAAGTGCATCAAGCACGGCATCCGTCCGTTGAATTTGTTCGTCAGCTGATTGACCGTCTTTAATCCGGTAGTAAGCCTGCAATTCGGTTAATTGAGCCATTTCCTTGGTATCGAGCCCTTCCATTGACCGTTGCCGAATTGACACGATTTGTTTAAACGGCGTGTTTTCTCCTAAACCGTCAAGCAACGCCTTAAACCTATCCCAGTGAAGTTTCCCCCGCTCGTTGACTAAATCAATACCGTACTGAGCTAAAAAGGACGCATAGATTGCTCCTGCGTCCTGTTCGTAAGAATAGTACTTAATGTTTTCAACTGGTGGTTGATTATCACCAGGCACATAATCATCTCCGTAAGGTTGTTCGGAGATGTAGTCAGAAATAGCCTTAACGACCCCAACAATCAAGTCGGGGTCTGTTTGATCGTTCTCACCAACAAATAAATCATAGGCCATCATCACTTTTTCAGCGTTGTCAAAGCTCTGGTCATCAATCAATTCGAAGTAACGGAGCACGTTGTCGTAACTAAGGTCAATTGGCACTTCTTCGCCATTAATATCAATCGTTGTTTCCAACTCGTCCGTTAAACTAATCATGATTACTTAGCCAGCTTTTTCTTGGAATTACGGCGAGTGTAGCGGTTGGCACGTTGACCACGACCTTCAGCGACCTTAGCGTTAACGGCATCATTGATTTGAGTAAATACTTGCATTAAAGCTAACGTTGACTTGCCGACCTTTTCGTAAAGTTCAGCTCCTAAGCCTTCTTCTCCGAACACGTCATCGATAGCCTTTTCAACTACCGAACGGATGTCGCTGTAAATTCGAGTCAATTCAGCCTTGATGTTTTCTTCACTTTCGTTAGCCAACTTATCTTCCAACCCGTCCATTTCCTTGGACATTTCGTTAACCTTTGCCATTGCTGACGCTAAGTTAGTGTTAACTTCATCGTTTGCCTTTGCTACCGCTGTCCGGTATGTAAAATCGACTTCAATTTCCGGTGCGAACTTCTTTAAATCAATTTGTAATGTCATGCTTATTATCTCCTTTTTATCGCCCGCCCCATAAAGGAACTGTTTATTTAGTTGGCGAGCTAATGATTAATTTATTCGTGTGCTGGCGTTGAACCAGTTACGGTTGCATTTGCTTCCGTGTCCGTCCCGTCCAATCCGTCGAGTGTTAAGCCATCAATCTTAGCCTCAATAACTTCATTGTCCTTTTGCGTTGTAACAGGAATAGGCGTTGCTAACGTGTAAAGCTTACCTTGAACGTTGATTGTGAAACTCATCGTTGCGCCGGCGTTTGAGTTACCACCTTGCGGAACTAAAGCGGAGATTGAGATAACCCCAACCTTTTGCTTGCCGTCAGGTGCAACAATTAAGAACCGAGTTTCAAGGTCAGTCCCTAACTTCATTTGCAGTGATGCAATGAATTCTTGTGCTGGATCTCCGGCCATACGAACCCCAGTAAAGGCAAACGTGAACCGCTTACCAACAACATCCGTTGACCCGAAACCGTCATCATTTAAGTACGTGTTACTGATAGTTGTTTCGTTCCCAGCAAACGTTGCACCAGTAAAACCGTTACCAAGACGCACAAATTTAGCGTCCGTCAAATCTTTTAAATTAGTACCACCCGTTGTGTCGATGTAGTACTTGTAGCGGGAGTTTAAAACAATCCCACGAGTATTTTCTACTGACATTAATTACTTTCCTTTCTTGTAAACTTCCACTTGAACCGTGAAATCAAATGTGTAAATAAAACGGTTAGATGTATCAACCGTAGCTAATGTAGGGAACGAGTTAACCGTAAGTAAGTCGAAGATGAATGAGTCATCTTGACTTTGCAATGTGAAATCAGGGTCGCCAATTAGGTTTGCCACCTTCCACAGAGTGTCGTTAACGGTTGCCTCGTCTTCTCCAGCCATGGTTAATTCAAATACCCGTTGCTCTTGTCGGTTGCCAACGTAGTCTTGCCAAATCACATTTGAATTTGGCAACATCAGCAACCCTAATTCAGGGTTTTCCTTGCCGGTAATAGCTGATAAATAGCACGTAGCCGGCAATTCCAGCCCATTGATTACATCTAGTAATCGGTCTGCTAAATCCATGATTATCTCCTAAAGCTTTGTCTTGACCATGTCAGCCCACTGTTTTCCATATAAGGACTTAGCTTTTAAGTCCCAGCGTTTCGTAGCTTGCGGATGAATTGCGGTTGTGTAATTCCGTACTGGATACTTACCGCCAACAACCCCATAGAACTGTGCTTTGGCATATGGCGTGTTGTATTCAATCGTGTGGCCACCGCTAGTTATATGCGCCGTGTTTGCTAAAAACGGACGCCGAGCTGGAACAAATTGATCCATGTCGCTCATAACTTGATTTGCTAAGTCGTACTGAACGCTATTAAGGTGACTGGTCGAGAACCTACGATTAATTCCAGATAGGTCAATCGATACGTTAACGCTCAT